CGATGTTACTATTCTACCGTGGCTAGTGGGCGACGAGTGGCAACGGGTTCCTAAGATCAAGAGTCGTTATATTTTTGGGCACCTCGAGCTTCCAAATTTCTACATGAATGCTATGGTACAGATGCCCGATCATGGACAATTACAGAGCACACATTTTGTAAATCAAGAATATGTATTCTCTGGACACTTCCATAAGCGTCAGACTAGCAGGAATATCACTTACATTGGTAATGCTTTTCCGCACAACTATGCCGATGCCGGAGACGACGACCGCGGCATGATGATGTTAGAGTGGGGCGGAAAACCAGAATATCGTATTTGGCCCGGACAGCCTACGTTTAGAACCTACAAGTTAAGCCAAATTATAGATAGTCCAGATTCTTTGCTTAAAGAAAAAATGCACTGTAGAGTTACTATAGATCTACCTATTACATTTGAAGAGGCTAACTTTATCAAAGAACAGTTTATACCTCAGTATAATCTTAGAGAACTTATGCTTATACCTGAAAAAGTAGAGGTAGAAAGCAATGCAGTGGCCATAGACGTTAATTTTGAATCAGTTGATACGATTGTGATGAATCAGATTGATGCTATTGAAAGCGATTCCTATGACAAAAAATTATTGTTGGACATTTACAGAGACTTATGATTAAAATAAAAAATCTTACTGTTAAAAATTTTATGAGTGTGGGGAATCAAACCCAAGCTATTGATTTTGACCGCGGACAATTAACTTTAGTGTTAGGTGAAAATTTAGACCTAGGCGGAGATGACAGCGGTGCTCGTAACGGCACTGGTAAAACTACAATCATTAATGGACTAAGTTATGCTATCTACGGCAATGCTTTAACTAACATTAAGAAAGACAATCTCGTTAACAAGATCAACGGCAAAGGAATGTTAGCTACTGTAACGTTTGAAAAAGACGGTATTGAATATCATATTGAACGTGGACGTAAGCCCAACTTATTAAAGTTTAGTGTTAACGGTCAAGAACAAGAGTTAGATGACCTAGACGAGAGTCAGGGCGATTCTAGAGAAACACAAAAAGCCATTGAAGAAATGTTTGGAATGACACACGAAATGTTCAAACATCTTGTGGCTTTGAATACCTACACTGAGCCGTTCTTGTCAATGAAGGCTGCTGATCAACGAAGTATTATTGAGCAACTGCTGGGAATTACTTTACTCAGCGAGAAAGCCGAAAATCTCAAAGAACAAGTCAAACAGACCAAAGATGCTATTGCCACAGAAAACACAAGGATAGAGACTATTAAGATCTCTAACGAAAAAATACAACAGAGTATTGAAAGTTTAGAACGTAAACAAAAACTGTGGGAAGATCAAAAAGAAAAAGCCTTAGAGAACCTTAGAAAAAGTATTGACATACTAGGTACTATCGATATTGATCAGGAAATTATTAATCAACGTGCTCTAATAGAGTGGAACAAAAACAAAAAAGAACACGATAATCTAACTGCGATGATCGCAAAACAGGTTACTACTTTTGAAAAAGAACAAAAAACCTTAGACAAGCTAGAAAAAGAATTAAATCTTTTAGCTGATCATAAATGTCATAGCTGTGGCCAAGACTTACATGACGAAAAACATGAAAGTATGGTCTCTACTAAAACCAAACAGTTAGAAGACAGTACTAATTCTGTTAACGAACACCAAAAAGAATTAGATACTCTCAAAGAAGCACTAGGATTATTGGGCGAACTTAATGCGTGTCCGCAGGTAAGTTATGATAATCTTGAAGAAGCATTAAATCACAAAAATACGCTTTCAGGTTTAGAAAAAGATATCACTATAAAAGAAGCAGAAACCAATCCCTATGCCGAACAAATCGATGATTTAAAAAATACCGCAGTACAAGAAATAGACTGGGAAGCAGTTAATGAGTTAACAAAACTTAAGGATCATCAAGAGTTTTTATACAAACTGTTGACTAACAAAGACAGTTTTGTACGCAAACGTATTATTGATCAAAATCTAGCGTTCTTAAATCAGCGTTTGACTTATTATCTAGACAAAATTGGGTTACCGCATATAGTAGAATTCCAAAACGATCTATCAGTAATCATTACACAACTAGGACAAGACCTAGACTTTGATAATCTCAGCCGTGGAGAACGTAATAGACTTATATTAAGTCTAAGTTGGGCGTTCCGCGATGTATGGGAAAACCTATATCAGCCCATCAACTTGTTGTTTATTGACGAACTAGTTGATAGCGGCATGGATTCCAGCGGTGTTGAAAGTTCTATTGCAGTATTGAAACGCATGACCCGTGAACGTAACAAGAATGTATTCTTAATATCGCACAGGGATGATCTAACCAGCAGGGTAAATCATGTGCTGAAAGTAATAAAAGAAAACGGTTTTACCAGTTATTCAAATGATGTGGAGATCGTAGCTTGAGCACAGATGCTCACGATCGTATGATTAAAGCATTCCAAGAGTACTTCAAGTGGCAAGACCGCTTTGAGTACAAAGGATCTGACGAGGCAGGCATAAAGGCACGGTATTGGCTATCAGAAATACGCAACGAAGCAAGTATAAGACGAGTAGAAATTCAAGAAAAAAGGCAAACACGTAAGCGAGCCAGAAAAGGCATGTTAGGCAGACCCCCAAAAATAACTAAGTGAGTGCTGTGGACATATCAAAATCAACCTGTAGATGAAATTCCAGAAGGCTACATTGGCTTTGTTTATCTAATCACGAATCTTAAGACCGGACAAAAATACATAGGCAAGAAACTAACACAGTTTAAACGCACAAAACCACCACTCAAAGGCAAAAAACTTAAAAGAAGATCTGTAGTAGAAAGCGATTGGCGTGACTACTGGAGTTCTTCTGATAGGCTACAAGCAGATGTCCAAGCACTAGGTCCGGAAAACTTCACCAGAGAAATCATTTATCTTTGTAAATCTAAGGCAGAAATGTCATATCTAGAGGCAAGAGAGCAGTTTGAACGCAGGGTTTTAGAAACAGATGACTATTATAATGGCATTATAAACGTCAGAGTTGGCGGATCAAACATACTTAGACAGCGTCTAGAAGAACATAAAAAGGCAAAATAATCGCCAAAAAAACCCGCACCGGTGACTAATATGGTGCCCAAAATCCGTGGTGATGTCGCACGGTAAGGATCCTAAATTGGCGAAGGATAACTACAGTACTATCCTTAACAGGACGATGATCGGATACGCCTATAACCGGTTTACTGTACGAAAAGACAAGTTTAAAAGGCTAATGAGGGAGAAAAACCCACGACTATAATATGCGATAGCAGGCAAATTATAGTTCGCCGTCAGGAATAAGACGGAGCTCGAGGTACCGGCTGACCGCCTCTGTAATGCTCTACTGCTGTGTGACAATGTTCGACTCGGATAATGTTCATCTTTTAGCCCGCAAGGGCTAAGTGTGACTGAACGATCTGGATAATAGTTAAAACTGCTTCGCAGTTAACTCTAAAAAAAATGTGTCTGAGCGTTAGCGATAGACACGAGTGAGCTTGGCTCACTCCTAAACATATAAATAACTCTATAAGTTCTTAGGACACTTTTAAATGAAAATCACTGATATATTATCTCAAAAACAACAACAACAGGTATCTGAAGCACCTGTAGGTATGTTAAAAAGGGCTGGTCTAGGTATTGCTTCTAAGTTTGGAAGTAGTTCTGCTAAGGGTGCTCTTGACATGGCCAAGTATGCTAATGGCCTCAGAAAACAATTTGACTTTTATCTAGGTCAAACAGATCAAAAACCTAATTCGGATGCGTTAATTGCCTTTTTAAAATCCAACGGTTTTCCTACAGCAGGAGCCGAAGCTGCGTTAAAACAAGCAGCTATGGCATCGGGTAGTGCAGCAACTGGTGATATTGCCAAAGAACTTGGGGCAGATAGAGTTGAACCTACTGGTACGATAGAAGTTCCAGCAGATCCAAGCAGTGATGCTGCTCCTGAGACACCCGCTGAGCCAGGTGCTCCAGAAACTCCCGCTGATACAGCAGCTCCAGGTGCTCCTGAAGCACCTGGCGATGAAGTTCCTCCTAAAGGAAAAAAGAACAAATCAGCTGAGAGCATTGGTGAATTATCACGCATTGCTCAATTAGCAGGATTACGATACAACCCAGTTAGTGAAACAATCATTGACGAAGTAGAACTTAAGAATTCAACAGTAGACAGTATTATCAAAGCAGCAGTTACTGATATCCTTAAAGCCAAAATGGGTCAACAACTTGATGCGGTCATTGGTGGGCAAGGTGCTTCAGCTCAAGACATTAGCCGATCAGGCGGTGACGCTGGAGATGACGCTGGCGGCAGCGGTGTAGGATCATCGTTTATTCGTGGAGTTAAACAAGGTATGTCAGGCGGTGAAGAACCAACTAAAACCAAAGGTAGCCTTAACTACGGTAAACTATCAGAATTGCTTCCTGGTATCGATGCTAATCAATTAAGAAAATCAGTTACTAGCTATATGGCTGGTAATCCATTAACTAGAGAGCAAATGAATGTAATGTCTAATGCTTTTGGAGAATTGGTTAAGATGGATCCTGCTCAGACTGCTAAAGCACTTCAGTTATTAAAAGCTGTACGTGCTGGTTAAAAAAACGGTAGTCCAGAACTCTTAGTAATATCCATGTTGTCCTTGACTATCTCAAGGACTAACTCTCTTTCGTCCCAGCTGAGGTTCATGGCTTCGGCAAATGACAATCCGCCACGCATATACCAAACTGAACGCATAGCTTCCAGTTTGATCTGCTTTGCCTGTTCATCAAGGGCTTTCGACTCGGCTAATACCTCGGGGATACTTAACGTCGAAAGCCGTTGCCGAAAAAATCCGATTGGTCCATAGTAAGCTCAACGTCCCATTCGTGTTCGCATTTTTGGCATTTACTATGAAAGCTGCTAAGGTTTCCAGTTTCTCTAGTTTTGCTCACTGCGGTGTTAATCTGTTCAAACACAGACTTATCAGTCTTTTGTAAAAATTCTTTTATAAAAGCAGGATCTTCAGTCATACCAGCAGAACTTTCAATCTTTGTAATACACTTTACAGCAGTATCTATAGTTAAATCGGTTAACTTAATAAAACTTTCTTGGAAAATTTTTAATTTTTCCTGCTCTTCAATTGTATCATCGTTGATTACTTGAAAAATTCGCTGATGCTCAAACGCTTTCAACGCAGTTTTAGTAATTTCTTCGTAAGTCATCGGACGCAGATACACAATCATGTCTGAACCAATTTCAACTTTGGTATCAAAATTAATTTTGTTTAATCTATCCAACACATCACGTAGATCAACCATAGAGTCATTAAGATTTTCACATTGCGGGCATCTAACAGAAACTTCCATTTCCTCGCCATATGTGGCAATCCTAATTGCTGATAACACCGCATCAACATCAAGACTTGGAATCTTCCAAGGATCTAAAATGTTAGGGATGCAACTACTGATAACTTCTCTAGTTGCTACCCCGTTCATCAATGCGTCTGGGGTTTTAAATAACAATTCATCTCTGGCCGTCATGGCGAACACAGGATATTCGTTGTTAGTGGTCTTTTTTAACGACCCTTCCGGATAAAATTCACCTTTTGACGGCAGAGAAACATAGATCTTTGGTTGTCTAAAAAACGCCGCTAGAGGATTAACTGCTGGAGCAGCATTTTGTTGAGACTGAAACTTACTTGGATCAAAATCTGGCATGTTTTTCCACCTATAAATAAACGTAGCAAGATATTTATATACACAGATTTTCTGGTATTATAATTCCGGACACTCAAATGGCAAAAACTACAGTAGAAATCCTAGGCGGAGAACTAGACGGTACAGTATTAAACAACATAGCTAGCGAGGCTACTATGCGTGAACTACTGGCCGCAATTAAATCAGAATCTAAATCTCCAGGTGGTGGCGGCGGTGGCGGATCGAGCAAGACAAAAAATCCAGCTAAAAATCTAGATGTAATGTCAAAATTAGCCAACGGTCTAGGTAATCAGATTGGCAACGTAATAGGTGCCGTGGGCAGTATGGGAGCAATGTTGCTAACAGGCAACACCAAGATGAGTTCTTATACCAAAACATTAAATGATCAAGTTATTGCTAAATTGCCTATCGTTGGAGGCCTGTTAGGTGGACTAGGTGGAATAATCAGTGACAGCATTGAAGTGTTTGAAGATTGGAATGAGAGTTTAAAAACAGGCACTCAAACTGGAGCAACATTTGGTAACAGTATCCTTAGAGCTTCAAAAGCAGCAACGGATGCGGCTATGGATATTGATTCGTATATGAAAATGATTTCTAGCAACTCATCAGTGATGCTGAACCTAGGAAAAACAGTTACTGAAGGTGCTGAGAGATTTAGTAAAATATCCAGATTGTTGAATAGAGATGGCGGCAAAGCAACACAAACTCTAAGACAAATGGGTATGAATGCTAGGAATGTTAATGAAGGATTGATTAGTTACATTGATATTATGGGCGGGGGATTACTTAGAGATAAACGTTCAGATGCCGATGTTGCAGACAGTTATGAAAAGTTTCAACTCAACATAATGAGATTGACTTCATTAACAGGAAAAAGTGTAAAAAAATTAGAAGAAGAAATGGCTGTAGCAACTAAAGACGTTGTATTCAAAATGGCTTTACAAAAACTAGATGAAAAAGAACGATCTAAGTTACTTAACACGTTAGCCAATTACACCGCTATGTATGGCCAGTCTGGTGCTGAACTGTTTAAATCATTGTATCTTCAAATGCCGCCGGGCGATGAAGGTGCTAGAAACTTAATGGTATTACAACCGCAATTAGTTAGGTCTATGAAAGATTCTATCAACACTGCTTTAGATACTAATGTTACTATAGATAAAATGTCTAGTAGGATAGAAGATGATATTATTTCAGTGATGCTAAAATCTGCTAAATCAACATCCGGTTTAGAAGGATTATTAGCTGCTGCCGGTGCTAGTTACGGTGATGCTAAATCTCTTACCGCTGCTATAAATCCTATTCTAAATCAATTAGTAAAATACGGAGATGTATCTAAGTTAACTGAAAAAGATCTTAGAGCCATGTTTAAGAAAGCTAGAGACGAACAAAAAGCTAGAGACGAAATTACTAAGTTCCTCAATGACTTTGAAATGGCTATGCAGGATTTAAAATTTCAGCTAATGGATTTTTTATATCCATTGTTGGATGATTTAGGAAAAGTTTTAGAAAGACAAGATTTACCAGGTAAAGTAAAAGCGTTTGGTAACTGGATCAAAGATAGTGTTGAAAAGTATCTGCCTGATGTGATAACATTTTTCAAATATCTAGGAGATGAAAACGGCAGAGACTTTATTTGGAACGAAGTAACATATTTCTTTGAACGTATGGGCATTAATTTTATGTACCATGCTAAAACCATGTTTGATAAAGATAGGATGGGCGATTTTGCTGTAGATAGAGATAACGCATTAGCAAAAGCCCTAGAAGATCACGAACAGAGACAAAATATACTTCGTCCAAAGTTACCAGAAAGATATACACCACAATCAGAAAGAGGGGCAGCAGTACCAAATAAGAGTGGTAGGGCAAGCTCAGTAACCGAAACCGGTAAAAAAGATCAGGGCGTAGTAGCTGCTTCAGATAAAATAGTTGCTGAATTAAAAGATAAACTAGCTATTTTTAATCCCGTAGGAAAAGGATCATCTTTAGCAATAAACAGCGAATTTGGTAATATACGTCAATATCGCGATGCTGATGGTAACGTGATGCGTGAAAGTGTACATCCGGGTGTGGATGTAAAGGCAGATAAAGCAAAAATAAGAGCCGGCATAGACGGAAAAGTTTCATACGGATATGAATCAGGTTACGGATACTATGCAAAAATTTTAGGTGCTGACGGTGTTGAATTACTTTACGGTCATTTACACCAAACAGACACACAAGACCAATTTACTAGAAAACTACATGGCGGTACAGTAACGGCTGGCACAGAGATAGGAATATCAGGAGGCGGCAAGGGCGATCCGGGAGCAGGAACTTCTACAGGTCGACATTTACATTTAGAAGCTAGACGCAACGGAGTAAAATTTGATCCTACATCGTTAATAAAGCCAGGTATGAGTACAGGAACTTTAGGAACTTATGGTAGTTTGTTTAAAGATTTTGGATCAGCTACAGATGTTATGTTAGAAGGTACAAAAGCTGTTATGACTCCTGAGCAAATGAATAATGTTATGACAGGTGCTGGCAATATGGCCACTAAAGAATTGTTGGAATCTATAGATGTAAATTTTGCAAGATTAGAAATGTTAATGAGAGAACGCACTAATCTATCAAGATCTCAACTTTCCTACATAGAAAATAATCAAATGACGATAGCATAATGGCTAAAAATACTGTAGAATACTTTAGTTCAAAATTAGGTAGCGGAGTAATTAACAACGCTGCGTCCGAAACCACGCTTCAAGAAATTGTTAGATACTATAAAGATAACTCTAACAATAATAGAGGCGGCGACGACGTATCTGACGAAGCTGGTGCTGCTGGTACATCACTTAAATTACTAAAAAAAAGTTTTACTACATTAACTGCCGGACTATCAAATACAGTTAGTGCTGGTAAGAATTTTATCTCTATGATAGCTAGGGGTGAAGATAAACTCAGTGCTTACGGAAAATTTATACAAGATGATTTAATTAAAAAACTTCCAGTTGTGGGAGACACTTTAGGTGATCTTGCCGGCATTGTAACAGAAACTATAGTGGCTTTAGAATCTTGGAACGACGGGCTGCGAGAAGCAAACAAACACGGAGCAACATTTAATTATAGTATTTTTAAATTTAAAGAAACTGCTTTAGATATGGGATTGTCTACTGACGAGCTTGTATCGTTGGTTGGAAGTAACGCAGAAACGTTAGTATCGTTAGGCGGAGGTACAATGACTACCGGTATAGATAATTTACGAAAATTATCTGCTGCTATGTTTATGGATTCTGATCGAGTGTCAGATATATTAGATCGATGGGGATATAACACATATCAACAAAATGATTTACTATTAGAATTCTATGCTGCAACTAGAAGAGGAAAAGCTGTAACAGAAAACAATCTTAATAGCACTAGCAACGAATTTTTACAATACGCTAGTCAAATAGATGCTTTTCAAAAAATAACAGGCATGGGTAAAGAGCAGCGTCAAGAAGCCGCAGCGGCAGCTAACCAAGACCTATCATATAAACTAAAAGTTGGAAAATTATTACCTGCTCAGCAGGCTAGGATGGAAACAGCTTTACAGAGTTTTTCTATGGTATTTGGTGCTCAAGGAGCAGAATTATTTAAATCTAGAGAATTAGGTGTTCAATCTATCAATGATACTGTAATAGCATTACAGTATGCGTTAGGGCCAAGTTTTGAAAGGTCTATGGATACTATTATTAAAATGGCCAAAGACACCAGTGTTAGTCCTAAAGTATTTGAAGATTATGTTAATAATACCATAGGCAGTCAATTAGCTAATTCTAAAGAAGCTATGAAAGATTTGGAAGGTATAATAAAAGGTTCAGTATCGGGAAATGAAAGTTCTAAAAAGCTAGTTAAGGCTCTTACACCAGCAATGGAATTTATGATTAAACAAGGCGGTCTAAGCAAAGACATGGAAGGTCAATTTGTTAAGATGGTTGAAGCAGCTAAAAAAGAGCAAGGAAAAACAGATGCGTTTACAGATACTCTAAGAAAATTTCAAAGATCGGTATATCGTGTCTATCGAGCACTATTAAAAGGATTCTTTCCTATCATGAAAGAACTAGCCAAAGAATTTAAAATAGCTATGATACCCGACCAACTAAGAGCGTTTAGCAAATATCTAATACAATTAGCTAATGATGCGTTACCGTATGTAAAAAACTTTTTTGCAAATCTCACAGATGATGACACGCTTGTATACATGAAAAATATATTTGAAAGCATGTTTGAAGCGGCCATTATATATTTTCATATGTACATGCGAAAAGCAATATATTCAACATTTAATGTTGAAGGTGCAGCAAAGTGGTTAGCAAAAATAGGAATTGGTCCAGACCTTGATCGGATGGCGGCAGAAGCTGAAGCTAGGCTTAGATTTGCCAGAGAAAATAGAGACCAGTTAATTTTGCCTAAAGAAGAAAGAAGGATGCCGGTAAGTCCAGAAGATGAAAAAGTTGTTATAGATGGCAAAACATATTATATTAGAGATTTATTAAGAGGCTCAGATGGACGTTTTAGATCTTACGACAGCACTTATGAAGGAGGCAGCGGCAGTCGAGTTACAGATGCTGCTCTTACCGCAGCAATTCTAGCACTTAGAGAACGTAAAGCACAGGCAGGTGCTTCGATGCCAGACGATAGAGATCAATTTGGAGGGTTAACGCTGTTACAAAGAGAAGCAGTGGCTAATCTTTTAAACAAAGGCATCCGTGGAATAGGCACAAACCTAAATCCTTTAAGACAAGTAATGTTTGATCCTGCTTTGTTTGCCCAAACAAAAAATAGAAATCTCCCTAAAATTCAAAGGATTATGGAGAGAAAAGAGTATGCTGATGAAGTAGAAAGGTTACGCAAAGAATATCCTTCAACTTATATGGGTATGAATACTGGTACTCTTGGAACCCTTGGAGGATTGTTTGGAAACTTTAAACGCGGTACAATGGCCACGCTTCACGGAAAAGAAGCAGTAGTATCACCAGGACAACTTCAAAATGTGATCAATACAAGTGCTCAGATCTCGATGAGAGATGTAGTAAAACGTTTAAATAGTAATATTAATCGCATGATTGATGTAGCAAAACAAGATGTTGGATTAGAGCGTTCTAAACTGTTAGCTATGACCTAAGGTCAAGCACTGGAGAATAAATTGAGTTGGAAAAAATATTTTACGCCTGTACCTGTAGCTAAACAAGCAGGATCCATGAGCCCATTAGGGAATGGTTCTAGACCAGGCCCGGCACGCTCAAACTATTCTAGTTTTTTACCTGATGTATATGCTGGTACTCCAAATCGTGTAGAACGATACATGCAGTATGAAACTATGGACATGGATTCAGAAGTTAATGCTGCCCTAGACATCCTAGCAGAATTCTGTACACAAACTAACAGAGAAAACAACACAGCTTTCCAAATTAATTTCAAAGGACAACCAACAGCTACAGAAGTTAAAATCCTTAAAGATGGATTACAGAAGTGGCATAAGTTCCAACAATTTGAAACACGTATGTTCCGCATTGTGCGTAACGTTTTCAAATACGGCGATTCGTTTTTTATTAGAGATCCAGAAACACAAAAACTTCATTATGTCGATCCTGCTAAACTAGTAAAAATTATAGTCAACGAATCTGAAGGTAAAAAGCCCGAGCAGTATGTAGTTCGTGATATGAATTTCAATTTTAGAAATCTAGTAGCAACTTCATTACTGAATAATACAAATAAAACTCCAGCAGGTTCTGCTTCATATGTCAGTGGCGGATCTTTTGGGCGAGGTATGGTAGGCACAGCACCTACACAGACAGGTACTAGGTTTAGTACTACTCAAGAAGAACTAGCCATTGATGCTAAACATATTGTACATTTGAGTTTGTCAGAAGGGTTAGACAATAACTATCCGTTCGGCAATTCATTATTAGAATCAGTATTCAAAGTCTACAAGCAGAAAGAACTGCTTGAAGACGCTATTATTATCTATCGTGTACAACGTGCTCCAGAACGCAGAGTGTTCTATATTGACGTTGGTAACATGCCAGCACACATGGCTATGAGCTTTGTAGAACGTGTTAAAAACGAAATTAATCAAAGACGCATACCTAGTCAGTCTGGCGGCGGTGCTAATATGATCGATGCTAGTTATAATCCATTAAGCATATCAGAAGATTACTTTTTCCCGCAGACAGCAGAAGGCCGCGGATCAAAAGTCGACACTTTACCAGGCGGTACTAACCTAGGTGAAATCGACGACTTACGTTATTTCACTAATAAATTATTCCGTGCGTTACGTATTCCTAGCAGCTATCTTCCTACAATGCCTGACGATAGCCAAGCAGCATTCACAGACGGAAAAGTAGGCACAGCCTACATCCAAGAGCTACGTTTTAATGAATACTGTAAACGTTTACAGACAAATTTAATTGAAGAATTCGATTTAGAATTTAAAACATGGTTGATCGATACTGGCATTAATATTGACAACAGTTTATTTGAATTAAAGTTTAATCCTCCGCAAAACTTTGCGGCCTATCGTCAGAGTGAACTTGATAATGCTCGAGTACAGACATTCGCAGCACTACAGGAAGTTCCTTTTATGAGTAAACGCTTTGCTCTAAAACGCTTCTTAGGATTAAGTCAAGAAGAAATTACAGAAAACGAGCGTATGTGGAAAGAAGAAAACGGAACGCTGGTATCAGCCGCAATGAATGCAGCAAGCGAAATGAGATCAGTAGGTGTAACACCCGGTGGAATATCAGCAGATATGGAGGCACAAGATCAAGAAGCACCAGATGATTTAGCCGCTCAAGCTGAAAATCCAGCCCCAGAAGGTGGGGACACAGCTGCAGCAACGCCGACAACTCCGACGGCAATCTAATAAATATTAGAATGAAGCTTCTAGAATTTTTCTATTTTAACGATAAACAAGCTGAGTACGTAGACGACAAACGCTACGAAAATCAGCGTGACAAGTCTGTCCTTGACAAAGATGACACACGAAAAATGTCTCTTACTCTACGACAAATTAATCAATTAAGAAAACAAAGTGAAGCACATGAGTTTGAGCAGGCTGCGGAACTAGAATTTATACAGCAGATGTATGGACAGCCACCAAACGCAGAAGAACAACCAGCCTAAACGTGTCGCATTTGTGCTAGGCAACGGCCGTAGTAGGCTGCGACTCAACCTTCCAGAACTAAAAAAATACGGAAAAATCTACGGGTGTAACGCTCTTTATAGAGAGTATGAGCCGGATTTTCTTATAGCAGTAGATGAGAAAATGGTAAGAGAAATTGCCAATTCTCGTTGGCAATTTGGCAAACAGGTGTGGACTAACCCTAACAAAAATGTATTAAAATTAGAAGGATTTCAGTTCTTTAATCCGCACAAAGGATGGAGTTCTGGACCTACAGCATTGTGGTTAGCTAGTACACATGGCTATGATGAAATTTATATTTCTGGTTTTGATTTCCAAGGATCTGAAGGCAAATTAAACAATGTATATGCCGACACTCCTAACTATAGACGCAGCTACGA